ATGAAAGAACTCATAAAAAATTCTTTGCTACTTGTTTAGTTTATCGTAATACATTTAATAAAGTATATAAAGCTTATATAGATATTGACGGTACAAAAGAAATATTTAATGACGCATATTTTATGAAAAGCTATTTACTAAACAAGGGAGTTAGTGAAAAACTAAATTCTGATGTAAAACTAAAAATTAAAAGTGGTAGAGTTACTTGTTTAATAAAAACTTCTTACTTTGACTTCTCAAATCAATTAGAAAATATTAAATTAGCCCTCAAAAATTATCATTATTCTGTAAAAATTATATGAAGCACTTACTAAGCAGTTCAGCATTTATAATATTCAATAAAGAATTAGCAAGGAAGGTAGGATTAAAAGAAGCTATCCTACTTGCTGACCTAATATCAAAAGAAGAATACTTTATAGCAAATGGTATGACTGATGGTTGGTTTTTTAATACTGAAGCCAATATCGAGAAAGATACTACACTTACACCTTATCAGCAAAGAAAGTGTCTTAAAACGCTTAAAACAAGACTTGTCTTAGAAACTAAGCGTAAAGGAATACCTGCTAAGCAATACTTTAAAATAAATGAACTACAAGTTATTAAGTTACTGAACAACTTGTCAGCTACAAACTTAACTTCTATTAATAAGAATAAAGAAATAAAAATAATTAATAAACTCTTTACAATACCAAATATTTCTGAAGTTGAAAGTTATTGTATTGAAAGGAAAAATAATATAGAAGCTGAATCATTTATTAATTTTTATGATAGTAAAGGTTGGTTCGTTGGTAAAAACAAAATGAAGGATTGGAGGGCTTGTATTAGGACTTGGGAAATGCGAGAGAAAAAGAAACCAATGAAGACAAGTAAAATAGATAGTCAAATTAACGAATACTTAAAAGGAAAAGAATACTTATGAAAAAGGAAAAAGAAAAACTATATTGCCCTAAAAAGCAAGGTTCATTCAGAATGATGTTTGGTTTTGCTACACCATATATGTATGCAAACAGAAGACAAAATAGTGGAATTAAAGAAGTTTATGTTAATCTTAAAGCAGATAGGGTAAAATGATGAAGTCACTAAAACAAGAGAACCTTAAGGAACTCACAGAAAAAGTCTATGAATTAATCGCTAAGACTTCAGTAGAAATAGGACACAGGTCAGATGGAAAATCAATGGCAGCTTTGGCTAAGATATTTGCTGCTGACTTAATACAAGAGAAACGATTTGGTAATATGGCTTTCAATCAGATAGTGGAAGCTTTCCATATTGGTGTTAGGTTTGGTAAAGACGAACCTTTTTTAAACATAAGAACGTTCTATAAATTCGTTTATGCTCATAAAAAAATTATAGACAATGCTACTTATGAAGTACATACATTAGGGAAAGACCCTAAAGAAGTTCTATATTATCAATCACAAAAATTATTAAAATGAAAAGAGAATTATCAAACATTAAAGAAGTAGACAAAGTAATAGAAGAAATATTAGAGCAAGAAGAAATTGAATACACGTGCTGTAATGATGAAATAACAGATGACGTCAAAGATGTAGGACTTTGTCCAACTTGTTTAGAACATATATAATATGAAAACAAAAGACAAAGTAAAGATGTTTATAGAAATGTACCCAAGTTTAAAAGATAATGACAATAGACTTTGTTCAAATATTTGGGCTATAGAAATAGGAGAAGTAGAAGGAATGAATAAGGAAAGTAAAGTTGCTGACTTTTTAGTTGCTTATGCAGAAGGTAAACTTACATCAGCACCAAGCATAAAACGAGCAAGAGCAAAGCTTCAGGAAGAAGAACCTAAATATAGAGGAGAAAAGTATAACCTAAGGAAAGGCATATTGCAAGACAAATGGAGAAAAGACTTAGGATATGAAAACAATTAGTAAATTAAAAAAGGAACTTGACAAATGGTTCAGTCTTTACATAAGACTAAGAGAAGCTAATGAGTACGGAATGGTGCAATGCTTCACTTGTGGAATAGTAAGAGGATATAAGGACGGAATGCAGAATGGACACTTCCAAAGTCGGAAACACCTAGCCACGAGATTTTCAGAAGATGGAAATTGTGAAGTACAGTGCCTAAAGTGCAATATTTTTGATTCGGGTCAGCAATACCTTTTTTCACTTAGACTAGATGAAAAGTATGGAGAAGGTAGAGCTGAAGAACTAGAGCAATTAGCTAGAACTACTTTAAAGATTTCAAGAGTTGAATATGAAGAAAAGATTAGTTATTACAAAAACCTTGTTGAAAACTTAAAAGAAGAAAAAGGAATAGAGTAACATTTTTATTATCTTTGGCGTATGACAGAACCGATTTACGCAAATAATGAACACAGAGTAATTATTGAAACTTACATAACAATGTGTAAAGAGTTTGCAAAGGAAGTAAGTACAAAAAATAGATACAATAATTATTTAGAAGTAGTTGAAATTATTTTGGAGTATTCAAATCATTATGGAGAAGGACAGAGAGAGAATAACTTTTGGGATTGGATGCTAATTATACCTATAAACTTAGCAGTAGCTACTAATGGATTCTTTGCAGGAGTAGAAACTAAAAGTAATTCAGCAGTAGTAAGGGCTTACAGAGTAGTTCTTGATGAATTAACACAGGACACAGTAAATAAGATTGATAAGATAGAACCAATTAATGACTGAGATATACGAAGAAATATCAAAGCTATCAGATAAGTTTCGGACTATGGCTTATGGATTAACTTCTGATGAGAATGAAGTCAATGAATCCGTACAGGAACTAATGTTATATTTTCTAAGTATGAATCAAGAAACATTAAAAGCAATTTACGACAAAGATGGAATACTAGGAGTTACACGTTATGGAGCAGTAGCATTAAGACGAGCCTTAACAAGTCCTAGAAGTAATTACTATTATAAGTACAAGAAGTATTACACTCACATTGATAGTCTGACAAGTGCAGTTACTTATGATGAAATGGAAACAGGCGAAACAATCCCTTCTAAGCACCTTTATAACTTGCCAAACGACATAACTAGTAGTTACCAATGGACGAGCCTTGAAAAGATAGATAGTGCTTTAGACAGCTTTACTTGGTATGATAAGAAAGTCTTTGAGTTGTACTACTATGAAGGGAACACGCTTGACAGTTTAGCAAGTAAAACAGGAATAAGTAGAAACAGCTTATTTACAACAATAGACAAAGTAAGATCAGAATTAAAATACATACTAAGTGAATAAGTTTTTTGTACCTAAAGATATATATGAAGATAGAATAAGAATCTGTAAGTCTTGCGTATATTACTTTAAGCCTTCAGGACAATGTAAGAGGTGCTTATGTTTTATGAAAGTTAAAGCTAGAATATCAAGTCAGGAATGTCCTCAGAAGTATTGGGATAAAACAACAGAGGTAGAAGTAAGAACAGATATACCTGAAGAAATAATAGCAGAGATAATTGCTTTATGGCCTGACTTAAAAACAGGAAGGGCAAAAGACCAATTAGCTAAAAAGAAGATGATAGAGATATACAATACCTTACATAACACTAACTATTCAACAGGAACTAATTGTGGTTCTTGTATAGCAGCTTGCTTTGATGGAATAAAAAAGATATATAAAGAATACTCAGGAAATAATTAATAAATAAAGGGTAAGACCTAAAAGCTTTTAATTTTTCAGACCTGTGTAGTAAAGGGGGGGAAGTGGTTTCCTCCCCAATACAAACTAAAACAATAGATATGAATAAAAACATAGTAGTGATATGGCCGTAGAAAGAACATACAAAACAATTAAATGGATATTGAAAGACAATATCAAAAAGAATGTCAGAGCTTTGTGGACTTGGAAAGATGACAACTTTACCTGCATTTATGAAAACTATGATGGCGAAGATAGGATTTATACTAGCAGCCAACTTTTAAAACTTTTAACAAAATGATAATATTTACAATACTTGGAATCTTAACAGCTGTTTTCATTTTTATAGTTATTCTTATGACTATAATAGAAGGCAGAATAAAAAGAAGGACTAAAGAAAAGTTACTTTGGAAAATGGACAAAGTAGAAACAAGAACAGGAGGACTAGAAAATGATAGACTAAATGAAAGGCAATAGAATACCAAGCTATTATATTGGCAAACGATATAAAATTGAAGCTAGAAAAGTTATAGAGGACTTTGATTTATCTTATAATGTTGGAACTGCCTGTACATATTTGATGCGAGCAAATCGCAAGCACGCAAGTCCTATTGAGTGCATACAAAAGGCTATTAATCATTTAGAGTTTGAACTTGATAAGCTAAAGAGATGACACTATACACTTGCGAATGTGGAAAGACTAGAGAACTATCTAAAGCTACAATAGTGCATAGAGATGGTGAATGGGTAACAAAGGAAGCTCAATGCGAGTGCGGTTTATGGATGGATAGCATACCAACAGAAGGAATCCCAACACTTCAAAGAACTGAACCAAGCCTTAGTAAGAATAGAGATAACTTATGGGCAGGAGCAAAGGAAAAGCTAGTAGGCGAAAGAGGAATCAATGAATCCTTTGATTAATGAAGTTCGTGATAAAGGACAGTAGAGATAAGCAAAGTCTTTTC